CGCACTGAAGTATCCATTTTACTTAATTCTACGGTGTTGAATTTCATAACCAGTTATATTCCAGTGATTAATTATAGTATCGCTGGGTATAGATAACCATTTTTCCGGGATTAATGTATCTTTGCGACTTTTTGGACATTCTATACGAACCATATATATACGCTCGTACTTCCAATTCCCATCAATGGCATCAATCTGTCCTTTTTTATAGCCGGTTCCATAAATCATAGTAAAACCTATAAATACCCCTACAATTATAAGTAGGAAAAGTATCAGACTTTCAAATATTGAACCTAATGTTCTTACTATCTTTTTTATCCAATTGTGTATCATTTTGACTTAATTTTTTGTTAATTACCGGGTTGGAAGAGAAGGGCGCGTCGTCGTATCAATACCCTTTCTAGTATTCAGAAACATACCTTTGCACAGGTATGAACTTGCAACTTTATCAATGCACGCAAATTAGGAAGCAATGATATTATACTGAAGTGACTGAGATCTCCACAACTACACGACCTATCCCTTTCTACGCTTTTGATGGTCCGCTTAGCTATATGGAAGCCTAAGCCCATAAGGTTGCGTGCGCGTACAATACACACACGTCGGCGTCTACAAATCGCCGACTGTTACTCCCAAGCCGGTCGAGTTTGACAACTTCAATATTTTCTGCCACTATAAGAATCGAACCTGTTGATGACTACTCTTTGGCTCAACGTATTAGCTACTTACTCTGAGATTTCACGTCAGCTCGGTAATGTTTCCATTTTAGTTAATATCTGTAATTAACGAACCGATTTCACAAAAACTCTGAGCAATCCGATTAGACAGAAGGCAAGCTCGCTGGCTCACCCAAGTAATATCACGTAGATTAAATAGTATTTAAGGACGGTGCTTAGTTGATAAGCACACACTGCGGATAACCGTCAACGCAGTACCCATCTGCCTTTGCAGATACGATATGTAAACCAACGGACTTCTTTCGCGTAAAGCAAGGCTATGAATAACTGATTCACTGACGGAGTAGTGGGATTCGAACCAATATTATATTGACAAAAGCACTTAGTCATAATTATGCACGCAAATTAATGACATCCAACCTAGACAATAAGGTTTTCACTTATAAGCCGAAGCTATCTATATTACGAATAGATCTCTTTACGAGTTTATCCCCGGTCGAACTGCTCTCTCCACCTTGAGCACATACCCCTTACGCAGTTTCACGTTACGTCATTCACGATTAAGTTTAATTACCCATTTACGCTGGTCAATGTGTAGGTCCAATTTTTTAAGGATCACAGTTTTTGACACCGGTTTCCCCTAGCCACATTGATTGTTTTAACACTTTACTGCTTTCATAATGACAATGGGTCTTATTTTCTGCTCCCCTTTGGACGGTTAATGGCCTCAACGGTGTTACCTGTCAGCGATCAGCCAATAGAGTGCTATTTATGAAAGTCTTTATAAATCGTTATAGTGCAAACATCCTAATGAGGGATGTGTCCCCAATCGGCCCCTATAACAACCTTTTTGTACACTCGTATGTTGTACCTCGTTGCTTTCGCCACACGAGGAAATGTCAGGTTTGAATCACTCTCTCCCCGTGACCTAATTGTATATAAGGGTTAGTACTAATAACGTGCCCATCCTCCAGCAATTTTTGAACTGCTTGCAATCGCCGCGTCACTATTCGTTATAAACGTTACGCCTGCAACACTCGCCCCAACCGTTCAGGGTCTATTGAAAATGACCTACATGGTTGGTTTTCCAGACATCCATATTTACAGTACACGTACTGCGCATGGCCCCTTCCTTCTAGCTAGTTAGCCCTTCCTCTGTCAACTCCTGGCTCCAAGGGTTTAACATTGCGAAAATGTAGCTTATTACCGATGGTATCTATAACAAAAGTGAACTGAACCCCTCATTCAGGTTTTGCTTAGGTTAACGCGGGTCCTCTGTAGTGTACAACGCCACAGTTCAGCATCCCCCGAAGGGAGAACCAATAGTGCGGGTGGGGGTCTTAAACCCCCGCGTAGGTCTCTGTCACCTTGCCCGCTGGGCCCAATTTATATTACACAGGTCGTGCCTCATTGAGTATGACTTGTGAATTCGCAGCAATAAATGGAATGGTTTTACCGTTGTGCAGTATGATCGCATACCGCAAAAATCTTTCTACGAAATCGCCTTCATCATCAAAGTACTCTGGCCCATCTTCACTCATTGATATTTCGACTATTGCATAACCATTATCTAATTCAACCTGAGTAAAGTGTGTAATAGCTGGGAAAAAGGGAATATTAGCTGTTACATCTTTCATTACCGCGGCTATGTAATTTTGAACAGCGAGTATACGCGCATGTACCTCATTCTCAATTACTCTTAGCCTGATAACAGCATCAACGTTGGTTTTTTCCAAGCGAACCACCGCTTTTCTTAGTTCTCCAAGAGATAATTTTAAATTAATTATCTCCTTTGAAGCTCTAATTACAGAGCTCATTTTCTTCTCTTGCGAAACAAATTTTGACATGTCTCTATCTTCCTCGTCCTTTTGATTTTCGTTGTACTCTTCTGTTATGTTCACGCATTTTGCTACGTATGTTCTTTGCATTTTTGCGTGGTTTAGTACGACGCATCTTTTCCCTAGGAATATGTTCACTGTCATCCATGGGATTGCGTAACTTTCCCATAATATATTATTAATGTGATTATTTTATTAAAAAGCAAACCCAGTTATCCCCAACCTCATGTACCATTTTTCAGGTAAATAGCATACTAACCCGAGAGTTATAACTGTACTAACAACAGTTCCCTGTGTTTTTCAGCATGAACAGGCATACCTGCTTAAGTCCGCTACCGTTAGGTGCGAAATACTATTCCGGTAATCCGGCCTTATTAGTTGGACGGCCCCCCAAATTACTGACTATATTCTGACAAAGTTGAGAAAATTTGCAAGATAGTCTAACCTAGCTTTGCCATCACCAGGACAACAGAAGGGAATTTGAGCCGGTAACATCTCAAATTTTTCCTTAAGTCTCATTTGAGTTCTCTAGATAACTGGGATGAATATCTTTACCGCTTATGCTGGTATTTTATCAGCTTTTTCCTCTGCACGAACTCGCGCGTTGTAATTGCTCACCACTTCGTCCAACCACTTGTGAACCGAACCTTTATTTTTAGCCCAACTATCAGCACCAAAGTGGACAACAACTGCCAATACCGCTTCGTCTCTGTATTCATGAAAACCATAGTGATTTCCTTTCTTGGTGATATACTTCTCAAGTTCCATCACTAATTCTTTGTCTGTTTCAAAGGTCATTTCAGCCAAAGATTTTCCCCCATTATCATCTTCTTCTTCATCTTCGTCTGGTGGGGGGATAGGAGGAACTACCACATCACTTTTTTCGGAAGCAGCTTGAATTTCCTCGGGTGTAAGAACTTTAGTCTTACCGTCTGCTTGAACTTCACCTTCGTCCTCTTCACTTTCACCGGCATACTCTTCCTGCAATTCTTCCGGAGTTTCCTCTTCATCCGATACCTCATTTTCCTCGTTCCCTTGGTTTTCAAGCTCCTCTTTTAGCTCTTTCGCCCCGTTTTCGACTGCTCTGTCGAAGTCACTTTTTTCCTCTTCATTCTCTTCTTTATCAGCAACGGATTCAGCGTCCGGTACAATTCCCTCTAATCCATCTCCTTTGATTAATGAGGTTTTGTCTTTGGCAAGTTTTCCTGCTGTCTCTGCATCAGCCTCGTTTCCTTCGTCAGGCTTGGAGGACTGATTTTGCTTTCCCTCAGCTTCTGCTGCAGTTTCCCTGATACTTTTGGGAATTTCTTTGAGCTTCTTCTCTTTGACCATTTGTTCAGCCTCTTCCAACAACTTTTTCTTTTTCTCTTCCATAATTCTGCCGGCTTCCGCTTTAGCTTGAGCGGTCAACTGGGCATCGAGTTGGGGGGTTACCACTTTACCGGTTTTAACCACTTTGTCACGTAATTTACGTTTAATGTCTTTTACACGAGCCTTGAATTCGCCTCGTTCATTCTGCATAATTTTACGCAAATTGGAAATATACACATTCCTATGTTTGTGGTTTCCGGTCTCATCGCTCAGCTGAACTTCAGTTGAACCACGGTAGAACTCACCAATTTTTTGCTGACAGGTTGTCATTGCAGTCCTTGTTCCACCTTTTTCTTCATTGCCCTTTTTAAGAATTCCTTTCAATTCCTCATCAAAGGCAATAATTCTTGAAGCGGGAATTTTTACTCGACCATGCTCATCTTTCTCTTCAGACAAGCGGTTTTCAAAAGTTTCAATTTCTTGTGTTTCACCTTCTTTGGAACTTTCGGCTCGAGTGTAATGGCCTTTTTCAGGTGCGTTTTCAGATTTCTCTTTCTCCGAGCTTGTCCCATCTTTTTGTTGGGTTTCCGCAGTTTCTTGAGCCTCCTCATCATTTATCTCCTTTTCTGTTTTTTTGATAACTTTTTTAATGTCTCGAGATTTTAATGTGGAATTACTCTTAGAGTCTGTTTTCTCCGTTTTCTCAGCAGCCTCAGTAGCCGAGTCTTCGCGGGTAACGTCGTCGCGTTTACCATTTCCATGAGAAGGTGTGACCGCTCGCCTAGCGAGATCTTTCATTACCTCCTCCCTCTCATCTTCGGTTAAATTATCAACCTGATGAGTGATAAACTTATATAACTGAGTCATTCGTATTCGTGCGGCTTCTTTTTCCGCATGAGGATCGGACCCAATTAAAATGTTATTTGTTGCATACTTTCTTAAGATTTGTTCGTTGAAAAACTCAAATGAGCGTAGCGCAACATCTAACAGTTCAACATTTACTTTGTTTGTTTCCATTTTGACTTAAAAGTTTTATAATTTGTTGTTACTGCTCATAATAAAAAACAAAAGATCTCAACCAGTTCGGCCAGCCGAGTTTCTTTCTAGAAGACTTATTGGGTAAGATAGCTATACTTATAGTCTTATAGCCTTTATACTTCTTAATGACTATTTGTATAACATATAAATCACCCGGTGCAGAATTCCGTATTTCAATACTTTCCGACATTATTACGGTTGATAATATCAATACCGTAAATAATGACAAAAGCAAGGATAAGGTAAATAAAATATACCAAGATATCGACATTTGTTAGCATTTTTGATTGTGCGTTAAGTAGTAAGGGTAAGGATTAACTATAACCCCTACCCTATTGCTTAGCGCATGCTATCCTTATAGTAGCCTAGCATCCCGCATGTAATACGGTTCTAGACCATATCGAATAACACAACGCAGAAACATCTTTTCATTGTTTTGACGTTCCATAAAATACCAGTACAGTCTTGCAAGCTGTTCCCGTGGTGGTAACTGCTTGAATTTTTCAAGGCTGTCATATTTCTTAGGAATAGTTTCCCAGTATTGTTGCTGGGTTTTGTCTCCTTTTTTCTCGTCCTGCATGCGAATTCATATTTTCCCCCTCTTGACTAGAGACAATTAGTTTAATAGAGTGTAATAAGCAATTTTTTGTGGGAAACTAATACTACCGGACCAATGACCTTCGTTAGGTTTTTCAGTACCAATATCCTCTAACAAGAGTTTGTTGGTACGGGCTTGATCCATTTCAAAGCCCAAATTGTAGAACAGAGAACGGGCTCTTGTATCATCTTCCCTTATAATCACATTTACACGCAAAAATCCCTCTGTTTCATACGCTTGCATAACCATTCTTATACCATCTGTGGCATAACCACGTAGACGAAAAATAGGCAACACAAACACATCGAGTATCTCGACCTCACGTCGAATTTTGTCTTTTTTGACTATAATGTAGGCTATATCTTCAATTAGCAGGTTTTCACGAACCGGTAATAGGAATACATCTACATTGGGCACAAAATATTCGCACCATAAATAAGCAAGGAAAGTGTTAAACCTTCCCTTGAAGTCTGGTGATACCCGACGAAACAGTTTGTAAGTCCTGTATAAAGTTCTCATGACATTACTATTTTGAATTACTAGTGTCAAGGATAGCGGCCCGGGGGCCTAGGGGTCGTCAAGCGTCCCCCGTTCCCCCATGACCTGATCTTCCTCCTTAAGCGGCCCAATCTAATGAGCGGCCTAAGGCCCTGTTATAACCATTATCGCCGGTTATTAGCACATCTTACGCATCATCAATATATACCGAATTCTATACTGTCAAAATTCCATCAGCCCCATAAAGTAGTCCCAAGCGGATTCGAACCACTGTCTCTTCCTCGCAAGAGTAAAGCGTCCTAGCCATTAGACGATGGGACCAATAACAAGTAACGGGCATAGTCTTGCAACCTGCGACATATGCATCTTTTGTTATGCTATCCTCACCAGTACATCCGATGGATCGTCAAGGCTAAGCATAACCAGGCGTTACTCTACACCAATTGGCAGATATGTTAAAACGGGGCTAGGCAGTCACGGCCGCCTCTGGCCTAAACCCCTTCAGTAGCATGTTTCAATGGGCACAACGCGGCACGACCCAACATCACTACCTTCATGTGGAGCTGCGGGGAGTCAAACCCCGGTCCAATACAGCACGATATATATCTAACGTAAGAATTTCTTATGTAGCAAAGTCAATGTCCTTATTCTCGTGACAAGAAATAGATTTTGTTGCATGATCGCTCACGTAACCACCATTCTCAGCAGGTACGACATTGAAAAGCTTATGCAGTTCCTCTTTTGTTACCAAAAGAAATTCAATAGGTTTACCGAATGAACTTTCGTCTTTAAAGCCGAAGTTTAGTACAAAGCTTTGCCTCTTGTCCTGATAACCAATTATTTTGGTCATCGTCCGTAGTTTTGAAGTAGGATCCATAATTTATTGTTTTTGACATTAACGATTTTAACCGGGTGGACGACCTAGATTGTAATAAATCGCCACTCCAAGAATATATTGCATTCTGGCTATCAGCAAAGAAGCTTATCCTGGGCATATCTGGTATATATTGAGACCAATAAAATAATATAAAGGCTTTGCATATTCTCTCACCGTTATCAAATGCGCGATACTGAGCTTGTATATAACCTCCATAATTTGCTGAATCTATTTTATGTGTCAGTAAATAGTATCGTTTGTATTTCCCAGTGATTGTTACCAAAGCCTCGGCTATTTCGTTGTCTTTGTATAGCTCCAAGATTAACAAGGTGCTATCTGGTGATTCCAATTTGAGTTGACTTCCCGTGTACAAGTCGTAGATTTTTACTGTGTCAATATCCCATATGGATACATCTGCCGCAAGTGAAACTTCCCCCTCTGTTGGCAATTGAGTTGTGTCTTTCTCACATGAATAAAGATTTAACCCAAATATTGCTAATGAAAACAGCAATAGGATTCGAATTATTTTTTTCATTTGAATTCTTTTTTTAATCGTGGTACAGATGTGATTATTAACATCAAATTGAACGTAAATCCAACAAATATGATCATACTTATTGGTTCAAATTCTGATGTACATAAATAAATCAGTATTGCAACCCATGGCGCTTGGCAAAATGGACACAATGCTATTATTTTACGTAAGCTGTAAATAAAAGATAGCGTTAACCATATCGCTGTGAACAGGACCAAGCCACCTATCATTATGATTGGTATTATTAATAAATACCAAATAATAATATACAGTATAGCTCCTGCCCTGGTATGAGCGCCAAGCCATAGGTCGTCGACTTTAAATGTCTCAATATCCGACAATCTTTCTGAAAAGTGCCGAATATAATCACGGAGGAATTCACACCACTTCGGTAGGTATTTGGTGAATACCTTACGCCACCAATGTAGCAGATGACCGGGCTTTTGAGCATATTGATAGAGTAACAATATGCCTACTATGCCCAAACTAACGAGTAAATGATGAGCCAACATGACTACACGTACTCGAATTGTTCTATAACTTTCGGTACGGGCCTTGCGGCATCACGTTTCGTGTACATGGGTTTGGGCTTTTCTTCGCCCAGCGCCAATTCTGCTATAATTTCTTCACAAAATTCACTCATTTTGATTTGATTTTATGGATTAATAAATAAGAAAGGGGGTATAGACCAGGTTCCACACCCCCTGTTGGCACAAACACATCAGTCATCTTTCACCAACAATACTTGTTACCGCGTTATTCAATGATATAAAACTTCTTACCGCCGATGATGACATATTTGCGATTTGTTAAAGCAAAACTTGTGTGATATGGCATATGTATAATCACTTCATCCCCAATTTCTATCCCTGGATTAGGGTGATCGATTTCAATAATTTTTGGGTGTAATGAATAGTCTTCACCATACACATACACCATTGTGCGCATGCCAGTCGCCGTATTGATAGTAAATATCGTATCTGCACGACCATAATAGACATGTGGAGTTTCCTCATACACCATAGGTACACATGAAGTACCCAAGTATATTAATAGGGCTAGTATTATAACAATTAATACAGCACCTACCCAAGCTGATATGTTGTCCTTGTTATTCATGCTTTCACACCATAAGCTGGATCAATATCTTCTAGACGTATAGCGCTCATTGCGTTCATTTCACGCGGACCATTAGTAGTTACAGCAAAATAGAGCCCAATTGCTGCTGCCTGTTTGTAGTATGCTCTTCTGATTCGTACTACACGTCCACTCAAGTTTTTGCAGACTGTACAATCTTCTGCCGTACATCCGCCAAAACCTCCTTTTTTGCGCTTTAAGCGTACCTTACACCCTTCTGTAATCTGCTCAGGTCTGATACCCGTTGATTTGCTTTTTGCCCTGAATGGCTTTATGCATTCCACTGGTACAACGAGTGTACGTTTTTGATAAAGACCCCCGAATGAGTGCTTAGAAGATACATCAAAGGGTAACCTCACCTGTATTCTGTCCAGCATTAGCATAGGTTCTTCCCGCGTAGTAGCAATAACGTGCAACGGTAAATCGTTTAGGGCTGTATCCCATCCTTCAATCCACCGCAAATCTATACGATCTGCCACGGGTTTAACCTCTTGACATATTACCACTCTTTGACCTGCTTTGAAATCTCTGTTTGTTTTCATTTTGATCTGATTTTAATGTGTTTGTAAAGGGACGGAAGCGGCTACAAATTTAAGTAGCTTAAGGTTACGGCTATCAGCTGGTAGTTATTAAACTCTGCAGGGTTTACGATTAGGTAGAAATACCTATTTACCAACTATTCCAAGGTTGCATTAGTGCATGTTTGTGCTTTTTGCCACAGCATGGTACCTTTAGCTGTGGCCGACCTTCTAGTTTTGACTACACCCCAAAGCATAGGGTTAGCTGCAACTTCCGTTACCCTTTTTATTGTCAGCAGCCACTGTCACAGTGGGCTGTTCTTGGTATCATGAATCTTTTCATATCATTTCAGTTTTACAAGACTAATTCTTTGTTACTGGTTTTCAAGTGTACGGTTACACCGGTGTAGAAGTTTGTGCCATTCATTCTCTGCTGAAATGATATTTTGTATCCACCCTGTTCAATTGCCTCCACTTCGCAAGCGGAGAGACAAGGGAAATAAGTTGTGTTACGTCCACAAGCTCTTAGCCTGTTAATACGTGCTTTAGGATTTTCACCACACATAATTAACTTATATTTTCCTTACCATAATCTTCAGCATCCAGCAAATGATCACGCCATTGTTGATCTATCATTGCCCAAAAGTCAGCCGATTCATTCAAACACTCGCCCCAATTAAATGCATGCCTTATGGCTACCGGATCATCATGCCATATACCTAAATATTCATGAAATGACATACTGCCATGCAAGCGTTGTTCATTGAAGTTATGTTTGAATCTGCGGTAAATATTTTTCCTCCTTAGAAATTCACGTAATTTCATAGTTTTAAGGTTCTCTATACCCCAATTGATGTTGCTTTTTACCATCAGCAAACATAAACACACGATCAGAGTGTTTTATAACTCGCTTACGCAAACCAAACACCCCAATTGGTACTTCAATGTTTATACCGAATTCAACCATATATACACTCTTTTCTTCTGGTGTATCAAATCGTAGTACATAAGGCATGTAAAAGCGCCCTTTACCACGTAGTTTACCTGTATGATGAGGACCAATATGTGACGATAATCCACTCGCCCAAGCAATTTCCTCAAACACACTTTCATCATTGAACCTGTCCGACTTACTCACAGAACAAGAACCATCTTTAAGTGCCTTCATATCCACTTTCACCATATACAACACTGCTGATTTGAATAACAACTTAATTGCTGTTGAATGATTCTTGTTATGTATCACTGCATCAAAGTGTCCAACTTTGTATTTTCCATCTCTTTCATTGTAAATATGCAATATTCGCAATGAAACATTTATTGCTCTTTTCATACTTTAACTTTATGACTAGTTAAGTAACCCTATTATTCCTCTTCTTTCCCCTTAATAACTTGATACGCTAGGAGAATGATTGCAGCAGTTACCATAATTACACCCGGTAACCCAAAAACTATAAATTGACCTAATTCCTCTGACATAATATTTAATTTTATTTGTGTGGATCATATGGAAGTAGTTTATCTTTCCAATCATCTAGAACACGCTCCTCAAAGTAGTTTATATATGGTTCATCAGTAAAAGGTTGGACTTTAATTTTGTACGCTACTTTATATATCCAAGTTGAAGGATAAATTACATAGCTATCAGCCCCATTTATGTTTTCCCATCTTGATTCTTCCGGACGGAATTTTATGTCTATAACAAGGCCAAAGTTTTCTTCATTATCGTAACCACTGGCTGGAACCATAGTTCCTAAACTATATTTTGGAGAATGACGCTCTTCCCAATAATATATCGAACTATTTTCTTTTGCCTCTTTTAATTTTTTTAAAAGTATTAAAAAGAAAATCAAAGATAAAACTATTGTAAGACCAAAAAGTATGGAAAAAATGTACCGAAATGTTATGTCATTCATCATTTACCCTCCCAATTTCAATATTTTCTGAAACATATTCTTTTAAAAATGAGTTATACCAATAAAGAGTACCTTTAGGTATCCAACAATTTGCTATTCTTCTGTTGTTTTCTAAAGTTTCAGAGAATAAGGATATTCTTTGCAGTATCAATCCCTCATTATCGCTATTATATGAATGATAACCTTTAGAAATCCTCCTATTTATAAAACACACATTATGAGGCCGAATTTTTATATGTTTCTGCAAACCACGAGTATAAGGGTATTTCATAACTGAGGAGATTATTTTATTATTACGGCACTCAACTATTTTAAATACAGGTATACGTTTCTTAGCTATGCGTGGATACTTTTTTTCTACTCGTTGAGAAATTATAAAACACATTTTGATTTAGTTTTAATTTTTGATTTTAATTGTTATCTTCACAGTCGTCGACTACCTCCTCCCAATAATCAATCACACGTGCAATACCTCCGCCATAACCTGCCAACATCAATGCTTCACCTATTGTATTACCGTGCACAACAGTCTCACCGCCTGTATACCAATGTATTTTAAATGTTTTCATCGTCAGTATATTTTATGAAAGTTGACTTATTTTCGGTTATTATTATACTTGCTACTAATTTCACCTTAGCTATTATACATAATTCTGCAAGATGCATTGTATAGCGTATATCGTCCGGACTCGGCCAAACACACAGTCTTTCTGGCCAAAACCAACCTACTGGGTGATTATGTACAACTATCAATTTAACCATACCATCGCTAAGAAATAATTTAAGTGTCTCCCGTAGCACACTTAATGGTGGTTTCCTTATTGTGTCAGCAGCACCACGTACTAAATACATGCCAATTAATTCATTCTCAATATTTAAGCAGAATACTTTTAATGTCTCCCGTTTTTTGTATTCTTCATTGCGCCAGTGACCCCTAATGTGTTTGAGTAATATTGATCGGTCATAAATTTCCCCTGTTGACGTAATACAATCGGACCAACTCATAATTGTTTTTTGTTAGAACGTTGAATTAAAACACTAACATAAAACACGCCATTCAGTGCTTTATGCAGTGCCTCTGTCGATCAGCCTAGTACTATTACATGACCATTAGCCAGTTCCCTGTTATGGTCTGGAAATTATGTAATCTATTTACCAGGTCTTACTTTCATGATGTATGTTTCCTCGTTAGAATGGCTGTATTTATTATATACAATATAAATACATAACTTAGCCTCTTTGTTTTTTGATCATAAATTACAACTAGGCAGGCAGCGGAAACTATCGCCTAATTGTAACCCAGATAAGCTAGTTGTTACATTACCGATTGGTAGTAACTCCATTGATGTCATGATCTCATCAAGAGGGCAATTGTACTAGCTATTTTCTTGTTTGCTTTCTCCTCTCCAGGGTACACCAGTTCCATCAAATATATCCATTACAATGGGTACAAAAGGATTGCCTATTTCAATTAGGCCCCCTATTACCGCATTCATGGACCTGATTGCCCCAAGGCGCATAAGAGCAATTGTCATTTCATTTGGGTTCCGACAAAACTTTTCCCCTATGTCCTCAATTGTATTGAAGAATTCCTGATGACTCTTGTTGACAACCAGGTTATCAACAATTTCCTGGATTTTGTTAAACCTTTCTTCAGTTACACCCAGTTTCCCGGTAAGTAATTCTGCGTTGCTATCAACAATGATAGGCCTCAATATTTTTTCTTTCATGATGACTGTATGTTTGAATGTTTGTGTTCTGTAATTCCTGGACTTAATACCGCTTGAACCCTTGATGAAAAAACAGGGGCAGGGCATTAAGCCCCGCGACCCTGCTGACCAGGTTTATGGTATTTACTTGACTTTGGGCGGTGCCGGTGGTTCGTTGCTTTTCTCTGATTTGTCTGGTTCATTGGCATCATCGAGTATATCGCCTGATGCAGCATCGATTTGGGCACCTTCAAATGATTGGCTTTCGTCAACCAAATGTTCACTGATTCGCCTCAATGCATTCCTTGTTGCTGTTGGGATGTCTTCATCTTCCAGCAAAAAGAATGTCAATTTGTTTGTTTTGCTTGATTCTGCTGGTTTGTTGGGATCATCAGGATCAGGTCTGAGTGGACGATCATTTTCACGATCCCAGGGCCAATAGAACATGTCTTGACCATGCTGGTCTTTCAGGAAGACTGTGTTTTCTGAACCGTAAATCCCGCCTTGTTGATTGATGGTTTTTGCCAGTTCTTCCATGGGATTGTCTTTTTCCCTGAGTTTGTCATACATTTGCAGGATCTTTGTGTAGAGCACTGAGTGGGTGTCTTCAAAGATTGCTTTGCCATACAGCCTGGATTGTTGACCAAGTTTGGCATTTTTCTTTTCCAAGCGTAGTGACCAGAATTGGCGTTCTGATCCGTCTGGTTGTTTTGCTTTGGCAAAGTCAACTGCTACAACGTCATGAGCTTGGGATGGTGCTTTGCCTGTACTACTGCTTGGAGAGTTGGCACTGACATTTTTCTTTTGATTTAGTACAGCGTCAACGATTTTTGCAACATCTTCTGTGTTCATTTTACTTGAATTTTGTTGGTTATACAATAGTTAATAGTGATGTTCAATAAAAAGCATCCTCTGTTACAAGGATGCATGGGATTGTTTTGGTTAATGGTTGGTAAATGTTATTCTGAATCCCAACCAGGCAATTCTTCAATTGGTATGAGATTGCCTTGTATTAACACAAGTGTCATTTAACTGATGTGTGTATAAAAGTGTATGAGAGCTAAGAGCTATATGAGTTGCCAAAAGGGGGAAGTATCCCCCTGGTCTTAGATTCGGACTTTCTTGCCGCGATGGAAAGCATCAATAATACGTTGCTCTGGCGACTTGCCATTCTTTTCAAAAAGTTCCTGACCGTCTGCGAAATAACGCGTTGGCTTGGACAGATAAGACCTGATTTCGATGACAAATACGTCACCATAAAGATCTAAACCGAAACGACGAGTTTTCATAGTACCTGGATTTAAAGGTTAATACCATAATTTTACCTGGGGGGACTTTTCGCCCGGGAAAGCAATGGGGCTCCTTGACTGTGGTCCTACACGTTTAGCTAAATATAAATTAAAATGAAAATTTAAAAAAATTTTGCAAAAAATCCATAAATAATGTAACCTTTTGGGCTAAGTTACGTATACATAAATATGGGGAAACAGAGAAAAGAAGAGAGATTTTACCAACAACCTGTTACTGTACACTGTAATCATTGTAACAGCAATTTTACACATACGGAACAGAGAGATGGTAAAATGTTTGAACCTTTGTATGCCACTGAGGCACAGTGTCCGTTGTGCAACGCTAGGGATACTATATATGTGGTAACTCTATATACAACTCAACTTAATTAATTATTATGTGTGTGCAATTTTTATAGGATAAAAATATGAAAGGAGACGTCAAAACATTAATTCGACAACGGATTAACCAAATTGAGTATGAATCAGCTCATTTTAATAAGCGTAATAATGTAATGGAGCGTATGGCTTGTGATAGGGCTATACATGAACTTGAGAAATTACTTGATAGGTTAGAATAGTAATTATGGAGAAAATGACTAAAAAGGACCTTAGGACAGCCAGGGAGTTGTTAAAGTTGTATGCGGAACATAAATATGTACACAAACAACATAAAGTTGTTTTTAATAAGTTGTTAAAACATATTAACGGGTTATGGAAAAATGGTTAAAAAGATGATACAGATTGTACAAAAGAAAATTGCCCGTTAAAAATAGGTTAATGTTAAAACATGTTGATATGGTTAAGGGAAAATTTATAAGCGGGGAAGACTTTTATTTGGTTAAACCCCTAAGAGAGATCAAACTTACAAAAAAGGTGTTGGTTGAAACAGACGAAGTAGATGAACAAGGTGTTAAGCAGACTAAGGAGGAAAAGAAACGTGTACCGGCTAATCAGCAATTAGCTGAAGTATTGGTTAAGCCGAGTGGTAATAGGGCCGTTTGGGAGGTAGGTGATACAATTGTTTACTCTGGCAGAGGTATTGATTTTGACCTTATCAAGGGTACCAAGTTAGTTAGGGTATTCGAAGTTTTGGGTCGTTGGGACCAAAACTAACTAATAAGAAAATTTAAAAAAAAATAGAAAATAGTAATGGCATTAATTGAGGATAAAGCAACTCAACAGTTATTTGACAGAGTAGCCAAGCTTGAGGATATTGTATATAATAGTAATGTGGCAAAAAATGATTTATCAGCAATACAACGAAATGTTAATTTAACTGCTATAGCGACTATGATTGTTGTAGTGTTGAGCATGTTAAATTTAGTTATTACTTATTTTAACACCTGGTAATAGTAATGAATGAGAAAGTTAAATATGGTTTGTATGCAGCTATAGCAATTGGTCTGGCTGCATTAGCTGTTATGGGTTATTTTTTGACGTTAACCTTTTTGTAATTATGGCTGATAAAGACTGGGGCATCTGGAATGTTGATGGGGCACACCCCATTACTTTTAGCTCTGCTTGTGATTTTAGGCGGGCAAATTCTAATGGGGGTTATACTTGTACGTACCTAAACGAGGAGTGTACAATTGAGAACTGCCCAATTGCTGACATATCTGGACAACAAAAGAAAATAAATTTTTTTGGGTTATAGAAAAAAAATAACCATTTTTTTGTAACCTTTTATAATTTCTTACGTATACTATGGTAAACACCTAGTTAGTTAGGGACTTCCTAGGTTAAGTTGGGCTTACGAAAGTGTTCATATGAACCGCCACCAACTTCAGTCAGCAACGACTGTTGGATCAGGCAAATATCTTTACTGTACGGGACAGGCCGAATAGAAACGGTGAGTGGTGATCCACTCTTAATTGAGTATAAACACACAAAAAACAGAAAATATGTTTTTAAAGGGGCGGGAAGGTCTTTTATTTAGGATACCGTTTAATTTGGCTTAGGACTTCAATACCGTTATAACCGTATTATTTGGTTAATATGGTTAATATGGTTAATATGTAAAGAATAGCCTAACCCGAGGTCTGTTTAAATCAAGGATTATGTTACGGGGGGAAAAGAAGTTTAGGAACAGCAATAAACTGATAATTAGGAAAGGGATATTGTTAAGGGAGACTGATAAAGCATTTTTAGCTAAAATTGGGCGTGTGACCAAACGTACACAGTGGTTTCCCAAGTCTATATGTTTCTATGATAAGGATATTATTAAAGACACTAATACAGTATGGGTTTATATGCCTGAATGGTTTATGTCTAAAGTAGTGTATAAGTTTGGTTATAAAAAGGGGGGTTAATAGGTTTAATTTATTATAAATAAAGCGGCATGGGGAAGGAAATAACAAGTAAGGTTTTGCGTTACCTAAAGGATGAAGGAAAGGCGATAGTGAAATGCTCAGATTGTCATGGGCATGGTGGTAATCTTGTGCCAAAAGGGAAGTATGCCATTCAAGGCGAAAAATGGGTGAAATGTGAAACTTGTAAGGGTATTGGGGTAGTAAAAGTTACTCTAGTTGAAATATCTTAAGTGTTCAAAACACTAATTATTTTATTGTTTATGGTACCAAGTATTGGGGGTACATATCAATACTTTGATGAGTATGGTATGTGTGTGATTAAAGGTGATGATATTTCTTGGCGGGATGCTATTGGGCGTACAGTAATGTACCTATACGCTTATGGGCCCGCTGAAACAGGTTTAGGGGACTGTTATAGGGGCGGTAAATTGTACCGTCACCCGGCTCATGGGGAGTTATCCTCAAGGGATCATTGGGCTTATTATGTAATGTATAAGCCGCAGATTGTTAATAAGCGGGGTTTATTTCTATGGTCTAGGGCATTGTGTGGCAATAAGTTTTGTGCTTGGCTATGGTACAAAACGCAAATTATTGGGGCACATGTGGGGACCAAGTGGAATAGGTTTGTGTACTTGTTGGCTGGTCAACCGTTTGTTGAATACCCTAATGATTGGTGGGCTACTAATGGGGTTACCTATCAGTCACAGCTTAGTAGCTATCAAAAATGGTTACGTCAATTTATGGTACCTACTTATAGTTTGCACATAAAAGGGTGGCAGTTATATCATCTGCCCGCTAGTAAACATAAAAGTAGTTTACAAAAAGTGCTAAGGGGGTATTTACCTAAAAATTGCTGTAATTATGTGCTTAAGCTTTTGTTTGGGGCCCATGTTACCCAAGCTGAAGTTATGGGCTACAGACATATGAGTAGTTGGCGTTGGGGCGTGTTTTTGAATTGGTCTACTAGTCGTCACTTGGTTTATGCTGATGGTGTGTTGGAGGTAGGTGTACTAAAGAGATTGTATAATGACAATTAAGGTGTTGATTATTTTCTGCGTAGTGTTGGCTTTTGTTTGGGCTGCGTTGGATTTGCTTAAAGTTAAATAATAGTTATATAATAAAAATAGCAAAAAGGTTATACAAAAGTGTAACCTTTTTTTGTTTTTTACGTATACTATAGTGTATGCAGTGGAATAAAGTAAATATATCAAAGCCAATTATATTTGTTTTAGCGATAATAGCTGTGGCTAAAGGGGCCATGGATATTTACTTAGGGCTGATTATAATGTTATTTGCTTTGGATATTGTTCTTCATTTTAATGGGGGCAATAATAAATAAAGGTTTAGGTGATAGATTATGAATTGGGTAGTGCGGTTTTCAAACAAGGAATGCCCGGATAGGGTAAGGTTTAAAGATGTTAATAGTTATGGGTCATTGGCTATAGATGGGTGTGACAACCCCGCTGGACCTATGTTTTGTGCACCAGACACATGTCCATTATTAAAAGAAATAAATAGGGTAAAACGTGGGGGCTAAGGTGAAAATGAAAAGGTGGTTTAATTTAGCTATTGTTGGGCTTTTGTTGGTTGGTACTATGGTTATGGTAATTACAGGGTATATTCAAAGGTCAACTGATGATAGGTATATTATTGATAAGAAGATTTATAAAGATGGTCCTTATAGTATTGTCGCTAGCGTTGATGATGAGTTTGTAACTGTATCTGCATGGTATAAAAATGAAACATGTTTAGGGTCTGATCGGCGATCCATTGAAGTTTATGAATGGTCTACTGTAAATGATGATACTGTTGGTTCTTCTGGCGGTGATACTACTAGTATTGAGTTACGTGGGGTAGACTCTCGTTGGACTTTTACTGGTGTAGATTTTGCTTTGTGGAATGGTGGTGATGGTGTATCGCTTGTAAATCTTTTTGAAATTAAAAAGGTTGGTGAAATTGATTCGGTAGATATTTGTGAAATGTACAATAACGCTTTAGCGGATATAGTTTCACATCGTTCTGAGAAAGCAGCTGAGGAAAGGCGGTTTTCGAATATCAGGGGTTGGTTGAATCGTGCGGCAGAAATTTGCAACGAGTGATGGCACATTTAGATGTACAAGCAATACACAAAGGTTTGGCTAGGGCACTTTATCGTGGGGTGTCAATACAGAAATTTCCCATTGATTACTTTATGTACCAGATGATTATACATGAAGTACGCCCAGATCTTATTATTGAGATAGGGACTATGCATGGTGGCTCAGCTTTATATCTTGCTGATTTGTTAGTTTTGTTTGGTATTGAAGGTGCGGAAGTGCATACAATTGATTTGATTGATCCATTTCAACGTAGGGAATATCATGCTGAACAGGGGGATAAACTTAATCCCGCTGAAGCCACAAATTACCCTGAGATAGTAGTTAGTCATCCACATGTTAAGACTTTTAGTGGTGGTTGGGAGGATTATGATTTATCCAACTGTGCTGGATTTAAACGTATAATGGTTATTGATGATGGGTCTCACGTGTATTCAGATGTGCTTGCAGCCGCGGAAAAATTTAAGGATTTAATATCCTCAGGTTCATATTTAATTATTGAAGATGGTAATGCGTTAGAAGTTTGTGATGATAAAGAACGTAGGGAATGGATGGATGGTGGTCCGTTACGGGCTATATTTGAATTTTTAAGTAAGAACAAGGATTTTCACATAGATTTTCGCTGGTGTGATATGTTTGGTGTTAATTCTACGTTTAATACGTATGGTTATTTACGTCGCGTATGAATGAGGAGGAAAAGCGTGGGTGGTACTATAAGGATGGTAGCTTTTGGGTAACTAGGTATTATCCGAATGGCGTTACTGTTACAAAGGAATACTTGGGGGTTGATGATGCCTCTGGTCCAGATGGAAAATTTTTAGGACCTGTTTCGTTGAAGTATTATCGTGATCGTTCGGATTATAATATTTTTTGGTACCATCATCAAGATAGTTGCGATTATTTTACGATTGCAAAAATAAAAGGTATTAAGTCTGAACTTATAAAACCTGATTTGTTTGGGTTGGTTAATAGTTTAGCTAGTAATGTTAGTATAGAAGAAGATGAAGTTTTTGGGGAAAAGAAGGAAAGAACGGAAGACATTCAAACAGTGGGTTAGAGACTTGCTGTTGATGAGATATGAGCGTCGACTGGAACGGCATGTTGAATTGCTTGAACAAAATTTGGGGGAGCTTAATGATTATATTGTTAAGCTTGAAGAGAAGTTGCAGGCAAGACAACAGCATTATAATAAAAATAGAAGTAAAAAGAAGGTTAAGCAGGGTGTTAAGTGATCAACAAATAGAGGAGCTTGGTTGGGCTAAATCACTAGCGGATGATGGGACGTTTTTGTTTGAGTCATCTGATGATATACATATGTACTGGTCTTTGCGTAAGGTAGACGACAGTGTTGTAATAGTACGCGCCGTGCCAGATCATGTGACATATAAGGGTGATGTTGATAGTCAGATGGAGCTCTATGATATTATGGTTGATGCAGGCATTTTGCCAAAGGAAGAAGATTAATTAAACAAGGGAATTATGGAAACTTGGAGATGTTATAGGGTAAATGAAACTAAACCGAAACCTAAAAAAATTGTTTTTCCGAAAAGGAAAGAAGTTAAGGTTATTCGGGTGGTTGATATTTATGAATGTGATCCTGATGGGATTATTTATGTTGAATGTTAATAATTTTAATATGAGTTTGCCACAAGAAACATTAATGCAGAATCTCTATGAACAGATAGATGATGGTATTGAAAGTTTTATCAATACATCTGGTCTTAAGTTTATGGATGTTTCTAGTGAATTGTACAGGGTTTATGAATATCCGGATGGATCTGAGGTTACGATTTATGAGCCTTTGCTTTTGCACGTAGGTTCTAATGGTGGGCATAGGATATATGATTTAAATAATATGTCTCACTATGTTGTGCCTGGATTTACTCATGTATACTGGGAAGCTAGGGAAGGCGAACCTAATTTTATATCGTAATGAGTGATAAAACAACGGAAAAAAAACAGGAAAGTACTATTGAAAACCATAAGGTTGTTCACCATGAAATAGGGGATCTTACCCTTAAATGTGGACAATGTGGGAATGAAGAGATCTTACAGGAGGATATACCTGGTGGCATAAGTTTTATTTTAGCTACTGTTGAAAATGCTGAGATAAAATTGAAATGTGGTGAATGTGGGAATGAATTAAATCTAACATTCACAGGTATGTCTGATGATCGTGATGTTGAATATAATATTAAAAAAGAAGCTATGGAAGAAGCATTGAAACAAGAACAGGAAGCTGTACAAGCTGAAGCTAAAGAGGCTAAGCTTAAAGAAGTTGCTGCTGAAGAATTGACTGAAGAAGAAAAAACTGAAGCGGCAGAATCGGAGGCTGAATTTCTTGAGGCTCAAGATGAGACGCAGGAAGAAGATGTGACAGATGAGCCTGAGGCTGAAGAAAAAGCAGAAGAAGATCAGGAAGAAGACAAGGAACCGGAAGAAGGAGAGAAAGAAGCGGAACCGGATCGGGAAACAATTACGCTTTAACTATAATAAAATTGATAGTCCCACAAGACCCAGGTAACGGCATTTTAGTCTGATGCGTGCTTCTGCTTAAAGTGACTACCGGAAGTCCAGCTGTAGTATATCCGTATCTGAGGTGAGACTCAGTTTGATGAAAAAGGGTTTGTAGTAGTTGAACAAGACCGCGGAAAAAGAGGAAACGGGTTAAGACCCGGGGTACGGTGAACCAGAAACCTTGCGTGGGGGTATCAATTGAACATTATGAATGAATTTGGTAAACATATTGAGCATAAAAATCTGTATAAAGAGTATGTTCGCATATTAAACGGATTGTTGCAGCTATCAGATCGAGAGGCAGAATTATTTGCATTGTTACTTAAGGTTGATTGTGAGTGGGAATCTAAATTGGGGGAACCTAAGAACATTCTAAGTACTGACATTCGTAGAGCCATTATGCGGGAAACTAGGATTAATAAGAATAATCTTAGTAAGTATATCGCTGTGCTGAGAGAGAAGGGTGTTTTAATTAAGACTGATGATGGTTACGAAGTAAGGGAGATGTTTATTCCAAAATTAACGGGTGATTTACTTGAGGTAGTATTTATTCTTGATTCAAGGGATAAACAGAAAGATTTCACCTAATCCCCCTCCCTTGGTTCCCGGTCGTGGGGGTGTCCTAATGATATTAAATCTAAGGCACCCCTTTCGACTATCCAATTTACAAGTGATGAGAGAAGGTGTTGACAGGCATATAATACACGAGTTGTACTTAAAATATAGGAAGGACAAGCGTATTATTCGTGCGATTGTTTATCATCCGATATTGTTTACTAAGCGTAAAATTGTGGATGAAAATGACTGGAGACCTATTCGAATCAGGTATTTTGGGGCTTTTTTACCAAAAAATCCTAATGTTATAAAAGAAAAATAACGATTTTTGTAACCTTTTTAGGTAAAATTACGTATGGGAGTAATAGAGGCATCAATTGTTATAGGTTACCACAATGAAGCTGGTCTTGTACAACTGTTGCTGGATTCTATACATCCTAGTATACGTGAACGAGTTGAAATATTATTAATTGATGATGCGTCTACAGAAACTTATACATATACTTATGACCAAGAAATTAGGCGTTTTCAATTCGGAGAAAGGCAAGGAATTGGAGCCGCCTTTGATGCAGGTGTTGACCGGGCTAATACTGATAATATTATTCTTTGTGGTGGCGATATTGTATTCAAAGGGGGTGATTGGTTAGATCATTTTCTTTCAGATTTACGGGAGGATTCTAAAGCGTTATACTGTAGTACATGTTTAAATTTACATGAACATGCTTTAAGTGTTGATGACTCAGGTATTGTTAAAGGTTATGGTGCATTTATTGAAGACTTTGTACCTGAGACTACAGTGTTGCGTACCAAATGGCTTGCTGAGACTTTGTCAGCGGAGTCAGTATACGAAGTGCCGTGTATACTTGGTGCGGTATATGCAGTTAATAAACAATGGTATAAATATATAAAAGGTTTTAAAGGTCATTACCATTGGGGGTGTCTTGAGCCTTATATTTCTATTAAAAATTGGATGCTGGGGGGCTCCAATAAAATAGATATCAGGGTGGAAACCGGCCATTGGTTTATAGTTAAAAAGAATAGATTTAAGCCGGAGTCGTGGGAAATAGCTTACAATAAGTTGTTGGCGACTTTAGTTTTGGGGGGCGAATTAAAAGATAAATTATTTGATCATTTAAATTATATTAATGGTATTGATAAAGCCATTGATTTTGTTTATCTTGATAGAAAAAATATTATAGAGGAACTAAGGGGTTTTGTTGAGGTCCAACAGGTGAGGACCATGTCACAATTTTTCGAATGGCAAAACTCTTTGATATACAAGCTGGGAAAATTACCATTAATGAGGAATCCCTAGCGATCCCACCGTTTAAGGCGTTGTGGGATAGAGACAAGACTAAATCCAAGGAGCGGGCGACGAGGGAAATATCCTTTGTGGCCTTTCTGTGTGATTATAACTCTCCGTATTTTGAGGCATATCCGGAAGATCAGCGGATAAAAGTTCTCAAGAAAGATTTTTTGGGAGGCGAGGATTACGAACCTGACGGGTTCTTAGAAGCTGCTATTGAGCGGTATAAAGAATTTCGTGAGACGACTAATACTCGCCTTTTGCGTGCTGCGAAGTTTGGTGCTGAAAAGTTGACTGATTGGTTTTTTGGTATAGATATGGATGCCCGTGATAGGGATGGTCGTCCATTATATACGGCTAAGGAAATTAGTGCTAATCTGAAAGAGATAGGGGGTATTGTAAAGTCTTTGGATATGTTAGAAAGACAAGTTCAGAAAGAGCAACTTGAACAAAGTAGGGCTCGTGGTGGTAGCGATATTGGGGATTATGAGATACCAGATGAAAACGATTAAGTAGTGGAGGAACTTAAAACCGTAATGTGATGGCGTTAATTGATACTATACATGTTAATGAGTTAAAGAAAATTTGTGAATTTTGGGGGTTTAATTTTGATGAGTATGTTGAATCTTTTAAACGACAATATCCAGATATTGAAATTTTAGGGGGAGATGAAGGATTACAAGAAGATCAAGAACAGTGATAAATTCAGACAGCCGGCGATTAATTTTCAGAGAATGGGGTTCTATACCGCTGCTCCACGAGGAACGACGGCATACCGTGAATACTGGGATGAGGAGAGTCGTAGATGTGTTGAGGGGTATACCGCTAGCGATGGTGATCATATTACTGGCTATAATTATTTTTATCTCAACTACTGTCAAATCATTTTGGTCAAAGAAAAAGAGGTAATTTTAGGGAATGGTAAAAAGAAAAAAGTAAAGGTTAGACGTCGTGATTTCCCTAGATTTTATGATTGGGACTATTATTTTTTTAATGCAATTGAACAAGCCGAAAAGGAAGGTAAACATCTTGTAGTTTTAAAAGCTAGAGGCAAGGGGTACTCTTTTAAGTGTGCTTCTATGTTATGTCGTAATTTTTATTTAGTTCCTGATAGCAAGTCGTATGCTGTTGCAGCTGAAGCGGAGTTTTTGTTGAAAGATGGGATATTGACTAAGGCTTGGGATTTTATGGATTTTGTTGATGCTAATACTGCGTGGTATAAAAAGCGTCAAAAAGTTGATACAAAAATTCATAAACGAGCTTCAATAGTAATAGATTCTGATGGTGTAAAAACGGAGATTGGGTATAAATCTGAAATTATGGGGATCACGCTCAAAAACGATCCTCAAAAAGCACGTGGGAAGAGGGGGAAACTCATACTTTGGGAAGAAGCCGGTAAGTTTCCTGGTCTTAAGCAAGCGTGGCAGATTGCTCAACCATCAGTTGAAGAAGATGGCGTTGCGTTTGGACTTATGATAGCATTTGGTACTGGTGGTACAGAAGATGCTGATTATGAGGGTTTAAAGGATTTATTTTATGAGCCTGGCGCTTATAATGCGTTGCCGTTAGAAAATAGTTGGGATGAGGGGGCAACTAAGCCTTGTGGTTTTTTTGTTCCTGAGTATGTTAATATGACGGTGTCAGATGATGACGGTAAACCTCTCATGGATGAAGATGGAAATTCTGACGTAGAGGCTGCCAAAGCATATGCGTTATCTAAGCGTCAAGTTGTAATTGAAACAGCCAGTGACAGAAGAGCAGTTGATAGATACATTGCGGAAAGGCCGTTCACGCCCATGGAGGCGACGCTCCAGTTGTCGGGCAATATATTTCCCAAAACAGAGCTCGCTAGACATCTTGCGTACATACGAACGCATGAGGATGTGGCGAATTACAAGCAAGTAGGTGATTTAATATTTAGTGCTGATGGTGAGTTAAATTGGGTTCCTGCTAAGACACCCAATGATTTAACGAAATACAGGTTAACTAGGAATGATGATCCGTCGGGGCAAATTGTTATTTGGGAACACCCAATAACAGATCCCCCATATGGTTTGTATATAGCGGGTTGTGACCCTTATGATCATGATAAATCGGGGACTGATTCATTAGGTTCAACATTTATTTATAAGCGGTTTCAAGATTTTGAGTCTTATTTTGATGTTATTGTGGCAGAATATACTGGTAGGCCTGAAACAGCTGAGGAATATTATGAGAATGTTCGTAAGTTGATGGTATATTACAGGGCTACTGTTTTATTTGAGAATGAACGTAAAGGTATATATCCATATTTTCAATCAAAAAATCAAGATTATTTATTAGCTGATCAGCCAGATTATATTAGTGAAATTATAAAAGACAGCAAGGTTCAGCGCCGTAAAGGCGTGCATATGGTGCAGGGGATTAAAGATTGGGCTGAAATACAAATACGTGATTGGCTTATTGAGGAGTATGAACCAGGGAAAAAGAATTTAACTAGGATATTATCCGAACCGTTATTGGAAGAGTTAATAGCCTATAATGATGAAGGTAACTTTGATAGGGTCATAGCTCTTATGATGGTTATGATCTATAAAACACAATTGCATTACCTTCATGTACAAAAGAAAGAAGGAATTGAGAAAAATAGAAGATTAATACCAGATGAAGGATTATTTAAAGATTATAAACAAAAACCACAGTCGTGGTTATAATTTAAACATGTTTAATTATGGCAACAGTTAAACCAAATACAGTGGTTGCTTTTCCCATCCAGAAGCTACCAATGTCAAAAAAGAACAAGGAGTGGAGGGAGCAAAGTTTGGATGCTGTAATTGCTCGTGAAGGACACACAGGCGTGGTTGGTGGTCAAACACGTACTGATAGAATGCAAATTGCCTATGATTTGTATAACAGTGTTTTTGATGAAAAAGACCTTAAGTATGTAACAGATCCATTTAAAGTTGAAGATGGATTTCCCGCATCTTTGCAGAATTTTAATATTATTAAGCCAAAAATTGATTTGCTGCTTGGTGAAGAAAGTAAACGACCTGATAATATTCGTGTTATACAGGTAAATGATGAAGCAGTTTCTGGTGTTCAGCAAGAACGTAGGAACTTACTTATGTCGTATGTTAGTGATAAAGTACTTGGAATGCTTGGTGGTGGTATGCCGGAAGCATCTGATGAAGAGTTACTAAATGATATTCAATCATATATATTATATGATTATAATGATTTGGTTGAAAAACAAGCTTTTCATTCACTAGAGTATTTACGTGAAAAACTTAAATTGAGGCACGAATTTATTAAAGGTTGGAAGGATGCGTTGGTTGCAGGTGAGGAAGTTTATTACGTTGGTGCAGCTTATGGTGAACCAATTTTGGAACGGGTAAATCCAATACTGTTTACATATGATGCAGATCCTGATCTTGAATTTATAGAAGATGGTGAGTGGGCTGTAAGGCGTATGTACATGTCACCATCAAATATTTATGATCGGTTTAGTGATATTATGACACCAGCTGATTTGGATAAGGTGCTTGAAATGGCTGGTCAAAGTGAAACCAAGTACAGTAATGTTGGTAGTAGTGTTAATACTACGACTATATTTTATCGAGATCGTGTATTTAGTGATTTGGAAAGACAGGATCGATTGGAAGGTACTTTGCTAACAGTATGGCATGGTGTATGGCGTTCATTTAAAAAGGTTGGATTTTTACGTTTCATTGATCCGGATGGTGAAGAACAAGAAATGCTTGTTGATGAAACTTATAAGCCTGATGAAGGTGAAGAGATTACTTGGGATTGGGTTACTGAAATTTGGGAAGGATATAGGATAGGTGAAGATATATATGTTGGTATACAACCTTTGGATTATCAGCATATATCAATAGACAATCCGAATTCTCAAAAATTGCCTTATACAGGTGTTGCATATAGTAATACCAACACACGTAGCAAATCGTTAGTTGATATAATGAAACCCCTCCAATATATGTATATTGTAGTGTGGTATAGATTAGAGTTGGCTCTTTCGAGGGATAAGGGTAAAGTTCTTAATATGGATGTTACTCAGATTCCTAAATCAATGGGAGTTGATTTTAATAAATGGGCCCACTATTTGACTGCAATGGGGGTTAACTTAATTAATCCCTACGAGGAAGGTTGGGATGTACCTGGACGTGAGGGTGGTAGGCCTGCTGCGTTCAATCAGATGTCGTCACAAGATTTAAGTATGACAGCTGCTATAGCTGAGTATATTGAGTTGATGAACAAGATTGAAGAGATGGTGGGCGAGCTTTCTGGTGTTTCTAAACAGCGTCAAGGAGCTATTGAACAACGTGAATTAGTTGGTAATGTCGAACGAGCTGTTATACAATCGTCACACATCACTGAACCATTATTTTGGTTGCATAATCAGGCGAAACAACGAGCTTTGACTTTATTGTTGGATTGTGCTAAATCTGTGTGGTCTAATAGTGGCAAACGTAAGTTGCATTATATTATGGGAGATTTATCAAGAGCACTTATAGATCTTGATGATGATTTTCTATATTCTGATACTGCGGTATTTGTTACTGATTCAACTAAGGAAAATAGGGATATTGAAACCCTTAAAACCTTGTTACAACCAGCTATGCAGAATGGTGCGACGCTCATGGATATGGCTAATATATTGACGTCAGATAATATGACACAAATTAAACGAAGATTAGCTGAACTTGATAAGCGTAGGGAGCGTATGGAGCGTGAAGCTGCTGAGCGCGAGCAACAGGTACAAATGCAAATACAGCAAATGCAAGCAGAGGACAAAGCTGAGGATCGTAGAATTACTGAAGAAGATTCTATGAGAAAAGCTGATACTCAAATTAAAGTTGCGTTGATTGGTGCTGAAAGTAAAATGACTGGTGATGATGATACGATTGAGCAAGCAAAACTGGATTTGCAACGAGAGGAGCAGTCTACTGAGGCTGAGCTTAAGAAGAGACAACAACGTGAAGAAGAACGTAGTAATCGTGCTGAAGAATCTTTGCGTAGTAAAGAAATAGAAATAAAGCGTAAGCAGGCGAACAAGCCGGCTACAACTAATAATAAATAATTATGAGTAATAATGATGATTTCTTTGGTGGTTTTGCTGATATAGCCGGTGAGATCTCTCCACACATAAGTGGTGGTCCAATGGATTTGGGTGACGATGGAATTGTTACTGATACTGGTAGCAAAGGTGTCATGTCAGTTGATCCAGAGGAGTTAACGAAAGAGGACGAGGCTAAAGAAGAAAAGGAGGAAACTACCAAAACCCCCACAGATACGGGCGATGAAGAGGGGGCCCATGAAGAAGAGGAAGAAGAGAGCGAATTAGAAGACGAGAATGAAAATGAAGAAGAGGAAGAAGAGTCTGATGAAATTGGAGAAGACGAGGAAGAAGACGAGGAGAAAGGATCTAAAAAGAGCGAGAAAAGAAAAAAAGAGGAGAAGGCAAAAGAGCCAGTAGACGAAGGTGATGAAGAAGAAGATTTATCAAAAGTTGAAGCTGATATTTCACAGTATTTTACAGAAAAACTTGCTAGTGCTTTAGGTGTAGATATTGGTGATGATGAAAAATTTGAGAAAGCTGAAGATGTTGTTGATTTTATGGTTGAGCTTTTAGAAGAAAGTTCGGTACCTGAGTTTGCCAACGAAGATATCCAGAAGCTTAATCAATTTGTTGAAGATGGTGGAGATATAAAAGATTACTTTAAGCAGTCTTTTGGTGAATTTGATTTGGATTCAGCTGATCTGTCTTCTGAGTCCACTCAAAAAGCGGTGATTGGTGAATTGTTGAAAACAGAAGGTTATTCTGAAGAGCGTATTAAGAGGCGCATTGAAAGATATGAGGAAGCTGGTACTCTTGAAGAAGAAGCTGAGGATGCTAAAGAATTGCTTTCAGAGTATCGAGAGAAGAATTCAAAAAAGCTATTAGAAGAGCAACAAAATCTAGCTGAGGAACATAGAAAGCAGCAACAAAAAGTTATATCTAACGTACAATCTAATATAAAAGCTCTTAAAAATGTCAGGGGTATACCTGTTTCAGAAAATGAAAAAAGACAATTATTGGATTATATTTTTACGCCTGATTCTGATGGACTGACACAGTATCAAAAGGATTATGCTAAAGATGTTAATAATCTGATTGAGTCTGCCTATTTTACTATGAAAGGTGATGCCCTAATAAATAAAATACAAAACAAGGCAAACTCCAATGCTGTTAGAAACATAAAGACGAAACTCGAGAGTAAAGGCAAACGTGGTAAAAGCGCAAGAGGCCAAGGAGAACGTGTTTCAGATTTGGATGTTTTCAGCAAGGCAAGTAAGTTTTTAAGTAAGCGTTAAAATTAATTATTTTTTAACTACTAAATTTAAACAGTACTAAGATGGCAAGTTTTAATACAATGGAGAACAATGTTCTCAATAGTCTAGTTCTGTATAAATCCAAGTGGTTTTCCGATTTGGTTGACGAGTCGAAACTGTCGAATGCTCTTATGACTAAGCCTCATGAGGTGTCTACAGTACTTTCGTATGTGTTTGGTCGCTATGAAGGTAATACGATAGATTTCCTGACGATGGGTCTTGGTAAAACTATTGAGATTGAAAGTCGACAGTATGAATGGCCGTTAATGATTGAATTCGACAAGGCTGTTGATATCATACAAGCCAAATGGCAGGGATCCAGTATTTCTTCTGGTGATACTCCCGGACTTAACCAAACACCGATCCAGATTTGGGTTCGTGATAAATGGTTTGGTCCTGGTGCTGTTTTGGCATTTGATGATAGGGAATACCAAGCTAGGGTAACCGGTGCACCATATCAAGATGGTGAGTACTGGGTTTATACTCTGTTGGTAGCCGATGGTCAAGCTGATTCTTTCATACTGCCTTCGCTTTTGTCCGCAGGATCAAAGGTTAGTAGAGAAGGTTCTGCCTACGAGGAATACAGTGAAGAAGCTGATATCGTTAACTATCCGACGCCCTTTAAGCTGCGCAATCAGCTTACTACGATGCGTTTGAGTTACGATATTACCGGATCTGCTGTAAGTACCGTTATGGTTATTGCTATGCGGGATCCCCAGTCAGGTAAGAAGTCTTTCTTGTGGTCTGACTTCCAAGAGTGGAGAGCCCTCCGTCAGTGGTATGAAACCATGGATAGGTGGCTTGTCTACTCCAAGTATAATGCTAACGCTGATGGTACCACCGATTTGGCGGGTACTAATGGTCGTCCTGTTTATATTGGCGCTGGTCTGCTTCAGCAGATCGCTCCAGCTAATAAGCGGTATTATACGACCCTGACTTTAGATATACTTGATGAATTCTTGTCAGATCTGTCTTACAACATCCTTGGTAAAGGCGAACGTAAATTCGTGGCCCTTACTGGTGAAATGGGTATGCGGGAACTTGACCGAGTACTGCGTGCTAAGGCAACTGGATACAGTCTGGTTGATACACATTTTGTAACAGGTAGTGGTCAAGATTTGACTTTGCAAGGTCAATTTGTGACGTACAAAGGTCTGAATGGCATTCAATTGGATATCAAGCATTTTCCGTTTTACGACAATACCGTCTATAACAGGAAGTTGCATCCTATTACTGGTAAGCCTCTTGAGTCTTATCGTATGACCTTTATTGATTATGGTATGAGGGATGGTGAGCCCAACCTCATTAAAGTGATCCGTAAAGATCGCGGTTTGGTCATGTGGCATACTGGTGGGTCTGTGGCTCCTGGTTCAGGTCATGCTAAATCTATTAGTACTTTGCGGTCGAACGCTAAGGATGGATATAGTGTGCATTTCTTGTCTGAACAAGGTCTGATGCTTAAAGATCCAACAACCTCTGGAGAACTCATTTGTGATGCAGAGTAATATAAGGTTATGATGGCATAGGGGGGTCATAATGGCCCCCCAGTCACTTTAAAATATATAAATTATGATAGTAACTCTCCGGCAAACAAGCCGTGATTCGTGGTCCGGGGTAAGGCGCTATAAAAATTGTAGCGTTTATTTAGCTCCGTATCTCACCCGATCAGGCGGTAGGTATACTGGTCTGAGTCGTGAAGATGAGACAAAATTGGGCGAAGCGTTGAGGGTAGATTTAAGCCCTAGTTCTGAATATTGGGATACTTTTTTCATTAGGGTCAGTGATTCTGATGTAGTTATTGACACTAATACTCCTGAGGGGGAGTTAAAGTATTTATTTCTGAAAAACCATAAGCGTGTTGCAAATGGTTTATCTGATAGAACAAAACCTGGCGCTAATTTCGTTTTAATAAATGATGACGAACAAGCCAAAGAAATTAATAAGCGTAACAAGGTTAAACGTGAAGCGTTTAGAGAGTTTGATAAGTTATCATTGTCAGATATGCGCAAATGTCTGCGTTTGTTTGGACATGCTTCGGATAGTTTGAGTAATGAACTTGTCGAACAAAAAATGAATGAATTGATTGACGAGAATCCACAAAGATTCTTGGATAAATGGGTCGACAATAAGTTTCGTGTTGTTGAATTTCAACTTGAGGATGCAGTTAGTAAAAATGTAATTCGCAAGAATAGAAATTTATATCAATACGGTACTGAGATAATTGGTCGATCTAAAGATGAAGCAATTGCTTTCTTAGAAGATGTGAAAAATCAAGATATTAAGATGGCAATTATAAAAGAAATGAATGCTAAGTAATGAATTATACCCAGTTTCATACAGCAATTAAGTTACATTTAGATAAGACTTCTAGTCTTGAGTTGCCTGCTTTTCGTCCTGAAGAGTTGGATTTTTGGGTTAATTATGCCATTATTAAGTTTGTTAAAACTAGATATAGTGGATTAAATGTAAAAGGTGAAGCGGCTGAACAGAGTCAGAAACGTATTGAAGATTTGCGTAAGTTGATCAAAGAAGTTACGATTTCTTGTACTGATCCGGCTGATTCAACTTTGTATAAACCTAATTCAAGGATTGCTGTTTTACCCGATGATTATTGGATTGCATTGGGTGAAGATGTAACTATAACTGTTAATGGGTCAACATTACGTACAAGCATTCACCAAATTGATACTGACAAATATTCACAACAAATAGAGGATCCTTATAGTCCACATATATTACATTATAATGAAGCTAATCCTTTACGTTTATTTTACAGCAGAGCTGTAGAATTAATAGGGGATGGTAATTATACTATTACTTCATATCACCTGAGGTATTTGAAAGTACCCCTGTTCATATGTTCTCTTTCAGAAGAGGTGTCATCTGGCGATATTGAACCTGGTTTTACGTATTTAGTTGGTGGTGCTGGCAATATAATATATAATGGCAGTACTTATTCTTCAGGTTCTAGTTTTGTTGGTGTGAATGAAGTGAAAACGTGGACGGTTAATATTGGGGTTCCAACTGTCAGTAAAACAACTTCTAATACAGATTTACCAGAATTTGTCCATGATGAAATAGTTAAAATGGCTGCAAATATGCTCCTCGAAAATATCGAGCAGCCTAGGTATCAAACTCATTCTATTGAGTTGGGTACTATGGAGTAATTATTTATATTTTGTGTTTTTTAAATTTTTTGTAAATTATGTTAACAAGGGTGAATAAAGTTTTGATTGGCAAAGATGTTGATCGAACTGCAGCTCTCGTTGGCGGTGCTACTATTGCTACTGTTATTGGTAATATAGTAGAAGGCGAAATAGTTGCTTTGGATGAGAATAAGGCTGTATTGACAGCAGGTTCAACTGTTGCTGATACTGATACGATTTTCTTGTGCGAAGGTACTGGTACGACTTATGATTATACGAATGAATCGGGTACTACGGTAACGAGTGCTCGTAAAATTATCTTTTCCGATCCTATAGAGGGTGCTAAAGTGAAAACTTGGAATGGTAATTCGTATTCCGCTAAGTCAGAGCAGTCCACAGCTATTAGTGTGAGTGGAAAAACTACAACTTCTGGTACTGAGTATATACTCAGAATTGTTTATAAAGATATAAGCGAGCATCCAGGACAGTTTGTCCACAGTTATCGTGTTGTAGGTACAGGTACTTTGGATACCGATATGGCAGCTATTGTTGCTAAGGTTCAGGCTCATAAAGGCCGCAGGGTAAATGCTTCTTATGCTACGGATACGGATATTATAACACTTGCCGCTAGGCCAATTCCTGATTGTACTACTTCTGTGAATGATACTGATGAATTCAGTATGGTTCATTTTTCAGCATTTTTGATTTATGTTGATAGTAATGGCAACTGGCAGGAATTCAATACTAGTATTACTGATACTGCACGTAGTTATGGTAATGGTACTTGGGAACAAGTACGAGATATGGAGAAATTTGCACAAGGTTACAAAGGTGTGTTTAACAGAATTCACTTCCCGATTGTCAAACCTGACTTTAGGACAGTGAAAGATGCAACATATGATTTGGTTGTAATTGAACACGATAAGTCGTATCAATCACCTGATAATCAATATGTAAAACAGACTCCTTTGACAACTGTTGTCGCAATTCCCGTGCCGAGTTCTGGTACTCAAATGGCCTCACTGCTGGCGCAGCTTAATCCGTGGATGGCATCGTGTCCCGGCGCTTTTGCTAATGTTAGTGTTTAATAAATTTTAGGAGGAATTAATCATGGCTAATGAACATGTAGTACAAAGGACGGCTGTAGCTAGTTTTGCTTTGTCAAATGCGGCTGCTACTGTTACGTCTGGTGTGTATATTCCTGCTGGGGCTATTATCACTGGCATTAGGATTTGTTCGCCTGATGCTGTAACATTGACTAATGCATCTGCAACTGTTGTACCTAAAGTTGGTACAGAAGCGTTGTGTGCTACGGTTAATATGTCTGGTCTTCCAGCACAAACTGTTGTTGCTACTACTGAAGTAACTGCAGCCGCTGGTAAGTATATTACAGCTGATGGTGAGTTGAATCTAGTTATTGGTGCCAGTGCTACATCGACTGCCGCAGGAACGTATGACTATTATGTAGATTATCTCTACATTGTAAGTTAAATATTATAGGGATGGGGGGAACATGTTTTCCCCCTCCTTAAAATTTTCATATATTTATATTATGAAACCACAGATAATTGGAGTTACAGGAGATACTGTAGATATCGGTGGGCATAATGAACATTTAGAGGAATCAATTGAGCGGGTCAAGAAATCAGGTATGTACAAAGATTTGTCTACTGTGATTATTTGCCCAACTAGGGGAACGTTTCCAACAAGAGTTGTCCAATCATGGATGAAATTACAAAGACCATTGAATCACAATGTATATGGTCCTATTTTTGCAGAGAGTATGCAGGTTGATAAGGCTTACAATGCGTTAGTAAATTATGTTGTAAACAGTAAGTTGCTGGGCAGGTGTAAGTATATTCTCACAATGGAGGAAGATAATCTTCCACCTGTTGATGGATTACTTAGACTATATGAAAGTATGGATGAGTATGATGTTGTTGGTGGGTTATATTGGGGAAAATATGAAGATGGCTTTCCCATGATATTTGGTAATCCTGAGAATGGGTATTTAGATTCTGCTGCTCAGACCCCTAAAACGGGGGAAGTACAAAGATGCAATGCTTTGGGCATGGGTTTTACATTATTTAAAACTGAAATATTTCGTGATATTGAGGAACCGTGGTTTGAAACAGTCGAAGGTGTTGATGAAAGAGGAGTAGAAAGGAAAATGACTCAAGATTTTTATTTTTTTAGAAAAGCTGCTCAAAAAGGATATAAATTTGCTGTAGATAATAGAATTCTTGTGGGTCATTATGACAGCAAGAACGATAAAGTGTGGTAAAATGGTTGATAAGACAAAAATTGATTTGGCGTGTGGCAGCAATAAAATGGAGGGATTTTTTGGTATTGATGTTGTTGCTGCAGAAGGTATTGATCTCGTTCATGATTTAAATGTATATCCGTGGCCTATTGAAAGTAATAGTGTTAAGGAAATACATTGTCATCATTATATGGAACATATTCCACACGATAGTTGGCGTGTGGTGGCTAAAAGTTGTGAAACGTTTGAAGAATTTAAGGCAAAAGCCTCTGAGCCGTATATAGATGGGGTACTGAAGTTCATGGACGAACTTTATAGAATATTGGAACCAGGTGGAAAGGCACATATTCAAGTGCCTCATGCTAAACATTCTAGGGCTTATGGTGATCCAACTCATGTTAGGTATATGTTGGATTGGTCATTTTATTATTTTAATAAGGAGTGGCGTGATTTGCCTGGTAATGAGGGGATTAAACATTATGATATTAATTGCGATTTTGATATGGTATTTAGTTATCATATAGATGAATCGTTAATTCTTAAATCAGATGAGGTAAGGTCAAAAGCTTTCAAAGAGGATTGGGATAGTATTTTAGACCTTAAAGTTGAATTGACTAAAAGAAAATAATTATGGCTAATACATTTAGCGTAGGCAGACATGCTCAATGTAGTGTTACTTTGGCAAATAGTGCTGGTAGTGTTGGTTCTAGTGTGTATTTTCCTGCTGGAGCTATTATAACAGGTCTTACTATTTCAGCTCCTAGTGCAGTTACTATTACTGATGCCGCTGCTACTGTCCAACCTAGGATTGGTAGTACACCTATTGGCGTAACACAATCTATTTCTACATTGCCGGCTGTTTCTGAGGCATCTACCATTAATTTGGTTAGAGCGTATCCGAATGATGCCGGTATTTATTTGGCTAGTAGTGGTGAGTTTAATGTGAGCTGCCAAGCGAGTTCTGTTTCTTCAGCCACTGCCTCGTATAATTATTATGTAGATTACATTGTACCTGTTTAAAATAAAATAAAATGGCATTAAGTTTAAGTTTAAGTTTTTTGCAAAGTAATGATAATGAGACTTTGCAGATAACTGATGATTCTGGTACATATCATGCAGTTGATAATCCTACTGGTTGGGGTACACCTAATGAAGCAGTAACTGATATTGTTGTGTCTACAGATACGACTACTGCAGGTAAATATCACCTTTTGTTAAGTACAGATTATACAGGATCGGATGGAGTTACGACTACATATGATCAAATTAATTTGTATGATCACAATGGTGCAGCTTTTGTTGATACATCAGATTTGGTTTGGACTTTTGATCCATCACATTTTTCTGCCAGTGGTACTGCAATGGGTGAAAGTGATGATACTCTGTTGGATGGTAAATATGATTTTGTTTATCAGCTAGTGTCGAACAGCGATCATTCAGATGTGAAGGCAACTTTAAGCAAATCTATTTTGCTTGATGGAAATGTTCGTGTAAAAGTATACAATCAGTTAAGGCAAATATCTACAATTTATGATAGTACGGAAACATTTGTACCAATTTATCATCATGATTTTAAGGATATATTAAGGACTTTGTTAAAAAAGGGGTTATTTGATAGCATGATAGCCGGTGTAGCTCATTCGGCTACTGATGACGTTCTTAATCTATTGGATATACTTGAGAGATTAACTTTAAATGATTAAACATGGCTCATACGATTTTTACAAGATGTTTAGATACTCTTAATCTTACCGATACTACAGGTCACTATGTATATATAGCTTGGGCCGATGATGAACTTGGTAATGGGTACACGACAACTTTTAGTTTAGATAAAAGGTATTTTGCTATACGTGTTAGTACTTCGGAATTAACGGAAAGTGCTAGTTTGTATACTGGAAGATGGCAACCAGTTGGATACCCCAACAAAACTACACTGTGCGATTATAATTTTGTACGTACCTTAGATACTTCGTTCAAAGGACATCAGCAATTGCCTTTTAATTATCAAACGTTGGGTATGCAGGCTTGGTACTATGAGGGTACATACAGACGTGTGTATTTTACTTTTCACGGTAGGTGTAATTGGAATCCTACTATTGTGTATTCTACTAATTATATATCGTATTATGATGTAGATACAGGTGAATTTGCTGCCCCAGTTGATTTGGGGGTTGATATTGCTACTTTGACGGACCCACATGTTATGGCGTTTCCATTTGTTGATTCTAGTGGGTATGTACATGTTTTACATGAAAAAGGCAAAACTGGCACGACATGGGATGCTAATTCTCAGCATAATACTGAAATGGTCCATAAAAAAGCCAATGCTACAGAAAGTATTTCGTCATTTACTACTATAGGTGATATAACATCAAGTGGTAGATCTTATCCGCATATTTGGGAATTGAGTAACGGTAATTTTCATTGTACTTGGCGCGCTGGTTCATATGATAGTGTATATACCGCTTATTCTGATGATGACGGTGATACATTTAAGGATATGAGTGGTACTGCTAATTCTGATACTGAAGTTTTGAGATTGGGTGATGCAACTGATGGTTATGCTTATCACATGCAACTAGCTGGTCCAAAATCCCAGGGTATAAATATATTGGTTTTAGATTATGATGCAGGAGATAGTCATAGTATTGATAATATTTATTTTTTGCATAGTGAAGATGGAATCACTTGGGAAAACATACAGTCTTGGAAAAGTACTGGTAGTGATGAATTTTCTAAAAATGTTGTTTCTAGTGGATATATAACTAATTCTGAACTTGATACTAACTGTAAAGTTCCTGCAACATCACCCGATCCTAGTAATAAAAAATGGAATTTTAGGGCTGGTGTCATTACAAAAACCGGTATGCCTGTTGTGGTATACGTTTATGAGGATTATTCAGGTGATAATAGAATTGATAATGTATATCTTGCTTATTGGTCTGGTTCATCTTGGACGCAGAAGGAAATAACTACAGATATTTGGGGGCATGAAAGTTTGTGTCGTCCAGAAGGTAGTATAGCAAAAGTACATGCGATCGTACCTTATAGCGATACCTGTTGGGATTTTGTAGTAAGTTATATACCGGATGGACTAGGTTTACCGTTAGATGATGCAAATGTAAAAGATGCTGGTGAAATGGTTGGTGAAATGGAATCAACACAGACTAGTGTATTTACCGGTTGTAGATATCTTGTTGTAGATAACGATTATTCAGCTGGTATTCCTTGGAATAGTACAACACATACTGCTGGGTATATTTATAGTCATCTTGGCCATTCGGGCACCGGTTCTTCATATGGTGATGGTAATGGTACATTGAATGCAACTAATAGGGTTAAACCTGTACGATTAGCAACTAAAGTTATGCGTACATTTGATTCTGGCACTAATTGGCATGAAGTGGCTAGTATCAGATCTGATGAACCATTTGGTTTATCTAGAGCTGCTACTCATAATGCTCATTTTTTGGATGATGAAAAGTTTTTTGTATTCATTGGTGATCATACTAGTTCAGGTCAAACGTTTCCTGATGCTACAAATGTCAAAATGATATATGAGGATCTTAAAGTTAGGGATATATAATGACTGGCGAACAATTTATGGTATTGCTCAATATGTCTTTTACGGAATATTGTGGTAATGAAAGTGAAGTATTAAAATTAAGTTACAATCGTGATTTGTCAATGCGTGAATTGAAGATTGTACTTTTAGCTCATTTTATGGAGATATTAGAATACTATTTTCGTGATACTATTTCTGGGGACGATAATTTTTTTACCGAGGAAGAAATTCAAGATGTTATTACCCACGTCAATAAAATAATGGGTACTGAGTATTATTTCGATTTTAGTTAGAATTATAAAGATATAAAAATGCCAATAAGTCCCACTAAAAATAGGATAAGTATAACTAATTTGGCTCATAGAATTAGTCGTGTATATAAGGCGATATTTCCCGATAATAATAAAAGTTCCCCAGAATTATCTGATATAATGTCAATTAGAGATAGTGACGGAAATCCATATTATATAACCTTGAGTCAATTAAATTTGTTGTTGACAGGTTTTTCACAATTAGAAAGTTATACATCTGATAATTTGCCTGATGCAGATCCTGCAGGGCAATTAATTTATATTAGTGATGAAGGTGTTATGGCATATAGTAATGGTACAGATTGGGTAAGTTAAAATGAAAAAATTAGGACTATTATTTTTAGGTTTATTGTTTTCGGTTGCTGTGTTTTCACAAACTCCTCATAGACATAGGTCTGGAGTTGATATTACAACGATTGGGACATATGAAGATATCAATGTTCGAACTATTAGTTTTGTTGGCTATAATGCGGTACTTGGTGATACAGTATTTTTATCTGGCGATAAACTTATTGCTAGATCTTATGCTACTAGGCGATTTACATCAACCACACCTGGTTTAGTTCCCGCTAGTGGAGGTGGAACGATAAATTTTTTGCGTGCTGACGGTACTTTTGCGGAACCAATTGGTACCAATTATACATTTAGATACTCATTAACTGAATCTAGTGATATAGTTAATTTAGTGAATGATGAGGATACTCCGGGTAATAGTAAGTTATATGGAACAAATGGTAGTGGTACAAAGGGCTGGTATGATCAGCCTACTGGGTTTGGTGGTGGTTCTGGTTTGACAGAAAACGGGAGTAATCTTGATTTAGGTGGAACGCTAACTTCTCCAGCAATAATTACTGGGACAGATATTAATCCCATATATTTTCGAATGACAGATGCAACTTCGTCTCATTCAGCAAAGTTTTTGTACCACGATTCGGATGGTTTTACTTTAAGAGGTTATGATGGTGCAGATTTCACTGGGGATTCTTCATTTTTTTCTGTTGATAATGGAGCTTTGTCGTTAGGACAATATGATGGTTCCTCAATAAAATCCTTTTATATTACTCCGTCGACTATGGCAATTAGGGATGACGACAATTCCATGGGTATAGTCTATTATGCTAATTATGCTACTGCTGGTGTTGCAAATCCTTTGTGGGTTCCAACTTATCAAGCTGTAGTTGACACCAGTTCTAATCAAATTGGGGGAGTCTCGGTAAGTACTTTACTTAAGAATGTGTCTGCTTCTGAACATGGTTGGGTTATTACCTATGATTCGTTGAGTCAAGAATTTGATGTTTCTGAAGTTATACCAGCTGATTCTGCTGCTGGTGTAGTATTAGTTAAGCATGATACTATATTATATTCAAATACTACAGTAGATACTGTGGTAACTCTTCCAGAGGGAGCAGTTATTTGGGAAATACATGTTTATGTAGAAACTGCTTTTGATGGGTCTGGTACTGATTTATTGGATGTTGGAATAATTGGTGACGCTGATAAATATGAAAACGACCTTGATTTATCTCAGGGAGATAAGTTTTGGCAGTTAGCTAATCTGGCTGATCGAATATCCAGTGCAAATACCCATGTTATTTTTCAATATTCAGATAGTGGATCAGACGCTGCTAATGGTCAAGCGTATATTTATGTTAAATATTCAATACATACAAACGGATGATGAAGAAGTTATTTTTAGTTGCAGTTTTTGTAACTGCTGTTGTCGGGAATATATTTTCTCAAGAGCATCTAACGAAAGGTTATATTGATTCCTTAATTGCTGTTACCATTGAAGCATCTGGAACTATTACAGGTAATTTAAAAGAAGTTTTTAATTCGTCTGCGACCGTTGCTTTAACTGCAGATAGTTGTAGGAATATTGTTCACACAAATGCTGATGCTGATGCTATTGAATTCGATCTTCCTGCTGGAGCTTATGGATTGTGTACAGGTTTTTTTGATGGAGCTGGAGGAGCAATGACACTTGATCCAAATGGCAGTGAATATATTGTTGTTAACGGTGTGTCTGCGGGGGCGGGGACATCTGTGGTATCAGATGGTACGCGAGGAAGATATATAGTATTACTTGGTCGACCTGGATATTGGGAGGCTTTACCATCGTCTGGATGGGAATAATTTAGGATATGAAACAATTTTTTATTAGTATATTGTTTTTATTGACTTCGAGTCTTAATGCTCAGTATATTGGTACTACGGTATCCGGTGGTTCTCCATCAAATTTATCCCCATTAGTGGATGAATTAAAAGCAGGGTGGTCGTTTGAGGAAAGTTCAGGAAACGCTTTAGATTTGGTAAACGGTTATGATTTAACTAACAATGGTTCAGTGAATCAACAAGAAACTGGTATCATAGATTATTGTTGCTTTTTTGATAATCCAGACGGTCCTGATGCTGGAGACGAATATTTTGGTGGGGATATAGATACTGATTTTGAGTTCACTGGTACATTTTCGATTGCTGTGTGGGTCAAAACAACGGTTTCGACAGCTTACGATGGAATTGTGGCAAATTATTATACTGATAATGGATGGGATTTAGGAAATTATAATAATGTAGCAACTTTTGCGATTAGAAATGGCGGCAGCGGATCGACAATTGTTGATGGAACTACAACAATTAATGATGGTAATTGGCATTTGGTATGTGTTTCATATGATGGTGCTGGCGATGATTCGTTAAAAGTTTGGACAGACAGTGGTACTTTTGAGGACTCCGGTACTCGTTCAGGTATTTCGTATACCTCACAATGTCGTTTAAACGTTGGTCGGAGGCACACTACTAATTGGTTTCGTGGTTATATAGATGAATTGTTTATATTTGAAGATTACGAATTGACTGATGACGATGTAGCATTTTTATATAATAGTGGTGCAGGTAAATATTATCCATGGGAAGAATGAGAAAGCTTTTAAGTATATTATTTTTATTATCATCTTTGGTGTCGTATTCGCAAGTAATGATGCGAGATGCACAAGGCAAAGTTTTTTATTTTAAGGATGAAAATACTACCGCTAAGGTATCTGCTCCCGAACAGACTAATTTGTTTTCTGTAGATGGTATTACTGTGTGTGGTGATAATTCGACATTGCTTGATAATATAGCTGCCTATTATCCACTTGAAGAAGCATCTGGAAGTGCTATAAATTCTGCCGGTTCGGTTGATTTAACTTTAAATGGTCAGGGAAGTGGTATTATACAAGATACTACTGGTAAAGTTGATTCTTGTTATTATTTTCCTAATTCTGGTAGTTTAGGTTGGAATGAGAATAATTTTAAATTTGGTGGATCATTTACGGTGGCTTGTTGGGTAAAAACTACAGCAAGTGGATCTTATGACGGAATAATTTCTAATTATAAAACTGGTTACGGATATGATTTAGGGTTGTATTCAGATGGACGTGTTAGTTGGGCATGTCGTAGTTCTGCATCTAGTGCTGTTACTTATTCTACTACAACAATTAATGATGGCAATTGGCATCATATAGCTGGTACTTATAATACTGCAACTGATGAAGTTAAAGTGTTTGTTGACGGTATTAATGAAGATACTGATTATTGCACCAATGTAGAATACGGTTCGTACATATGGTTTACTGTTGGTGGGCGTTGGAATAATGACCGGTATTTTAATGGGTTTATTGATGAAGTATATATCGCACAACAAGCGTTGACTGATGTCGAAGTTGTAAACCTTAAAGCACATGGTGATGATGGAATATCTTATCCATTTTCTGCAGATGTGTGTTGTTATGATACAATGCGCATGCAAACTTTGGGTTATGATCCTAGTATAGATAGTATTGTAATTGTTAGAAAATATGATGGTTATTCTACCTCCCCCAGTAATGGCGTAATTCAATTTGCATTTCCAGTTGAGGATACCGCTTTATATCATGATACTCTTTTCTATTATGATGGATTACAAGGGGTTCCTGTTTATTGGACGATGTGTGTTCATAAATCCGGGTATGGTTGGCTTTCTACTGTACGGGATACTGCAATAGCTGATTCTCCTACAATATTTCATCCTGATACTTTGGGAGTTTTTGAAGTAGAAGAATGGGATTTAGATTCTGGATATATAAAAACTGCTTTGCAATTTGACCCTGAAGCTGATTCGTTTAGATTTAATATTGATACTGTTCTTCCTCATAGTTGGTTGAGTCCAATATCTATATTAGCTTCTAGTGATAGTAATGATTTTAAAGATCTAATATTTTATGTTCCCAATGTACCTGGTGAAAATACTATGTATTACGCTAGGCTTTGGTCTTGGAAACAAGACGAGTGGACCCCGGAGCCGAATGTGGATACCTTTTTAGTAAGTCCATCTCCTAGACCCGATACTTTGCAGTATGAAGAGATTAGCTATATTAGCGGGAGTGCCTCAGTAGAGCATGAATTGCAAGAGGGTTTATTTGGTTTATGGACTTTAGATGAGTCGAGTGGCAATGCTATTGATGAAATTGGTAATCACGATTTGGTAAAAAGTGGTACTGTTACTCAAGGACAAACTGGTAAATTAGATGATTGCTATCAATTTACTTCTTCCGGAAATGGTTATCTTGGTGGAATTGATACAGATTATGAATTTCTTAACGAATCTTTCTCTGTTGCTGCTTGGGTGAAAACTACGGCAAGTGGTGTGTTTGATGGTATTATATGTAATTATTATTATACCGGCTATGGATGGGATCTTGGGGCATATCAAAATACAGCATATTGGGATTTAAGGCGAGATGGTGGAACATTTTTAACTCTTGATGGTAGTACGACATTAAATGATGGTAACTGGCATTTAGTTGTTGGTACTTATAATGCAGCTGATGATAGTGCTAAGCTTTATATTGATGATGGTACGTTTGAAAATTCTGGTACGCATGCTGGACCGAATTATCATGCTGGTAACTTGTTTACGGTAGGAAGTCGAAATACTACAAGTAATTATATGGAGGGTTATATCGATCAACCCTGTGT